GGGTTATAATATAACAACAATTTTCCCTTTACTTTTGGCGTGTTATTGACTACAATTACATTATGATCTTTTATACTAATGCCATCTGCCTCCGCAGTCAAATCCTAGTTCGTGGTTACAAGGACGGTCAGCGATTCCAGAAGAAGGTTCGCTACCGTCCAACCATGTTTGTCACATCTCAAAAAGCTGAGTCTGGCTGGAAGGATATCTACGGAAATCCTGTCGAGCCGATGACGTTCGAAAGCATTTATGAAGCCAAGGAATTCATAAAAAGATACGAGGGAGTCCATGGGTTTGATGTTTATGGTATGCCTCGTTTCGAATATACGTTTATCAACGAAGCATTTCCTGGTGAAGTTCGCTACGATCGCGACCTTATGAAAGTTGTCAACATCGACATCGAAGTCGGTTCGGAAAATGGCTTTCCTGATCCAAACACTGCCGATGAACCTGTTACTGCAATCACAATGAAGATCGGTGGCAGATTTATTGTTTTCGGCTGTGGGAAATATGAAACCACAAGGAAAGATGTGACATACATCAAATGCGAGAACGAGCATGAACTCCTTCATCGCTTCCTTGTTGAGTGGGCTTCTGGTGGTCATCCCGATTTGATTACTGGCTGGAACACCAGCTTCTTCGATATTCCTTACATGGTTCGTAGGATTACGCGCATTCTTGGTGAAGAATTCGCCAAGCGTCTTTCTCCTTGGGGTCTGTTCAATGAGCGGACAATCACGATGCATGGAAAGATGCAAACCTCTATCAATCTTGCTGGTATTACGAACCTCGATTATCTCGAACTCTACAAGAAGTTCACATATTCTCAGCAAGAGTCATATCGCCTCGACCATATCGCACACGTTGAACTCGGAGAAAACAAACTAGATTACTCTGAATATGCAACATTGCATGGTCTATATCGTAATGACTATCAGAAGTTCATTGATTATAACATCAAGGACGTTGAACTGGTCGATAAGATCGACGATAAGATGAAACTCATTGATATGGCGTTGACCCTCGCCTATGACGCCAAGGTCAATATTCATGATGTGTTCACGCAGGTGCGCATGTGGGATGTGCTGATTCATAACCATCTCTGGAAGAAAAAAATTGCGGTCCCTCTAACTGGTGGGGGAAACAAAGAAGGCGCATACGTTGGAGCATATGTGAAGAAACCACAGATCGGTATGCACAAGTGGGTTCTTTCCTTCGACTTGAACTCTCTGTATCCGCATCTGATTATGCAGTACAATATCTCTCCAGAAAAACTGGATCATACACGCAGGACTTCGACTTCGGTTGAGGAAATCCTGAATGGCAACATTGCTAAAATCGATGGGTACAGCCTCACGCCAAACGGATGCTATTTTAGCAACGATGGTCAGGGATTTCTGCCAGAGATGATGCAGCGTATGTACAATGACCGTGTCGTCTATAAAGACAAAATGATCGAGGCGCAGAAAGCATACGAAAAGGCTAAGGATGCAGAGAGCAAGTTACAACACAGCAAAGATATCTCGCGATATAAGAACATGCAGCTTGCTAGAAAGGTTCAGCTAAACTCAGCTTATGGCGCAATCGGAAACCAGTATTTCCGCTTCTTCAATCTCGATCAGGCAACAGCGATTACAACTGGTGGTCAGCTTTCTATCCGTTGGGCAGAAAACCGTCTGAACGAATGGCTCAACAAGACTCTAGGGACAGGGAGAAAAGATTATGTCATTGCTTCAGATACGGACTCGCTATACATTGTTCTTGATGACCTTGTTGATAAGACGTTTGGTAAGAAGGATGGTGTTACAACAGAGAAGATTGTCTCTTTCCTGGATCGAGCGGCTCGAGAAATTATTGAACCCATTATTGATAGCATCTATAAGGATCTTGCTGAAAGTGTAGGTGCCTTTGATCAGAAGATGAGCATGAAGCGCGAGGTCATTGCCGACAAGGGTATCTGGACTGCGAAGAAGCGATACATCCTAAACGTGCATGACTCCGAAGGTGTTCGCTATGAGAAACCAAAGCTGAAGATGATGGGCATCGAAGCTGTCAAGTCTTCGACTCCAGAAAGCTGCCGTGACGCGATTAAGAAATCGCTCGACCTGATCATGAATACGAATGAGAATACAGTTCAGGAATATATCAGCGACTTCCGTTCTCAGTTCAACAAGATGCCGTTTGAAGACATTGCGTTTCCTCGAGGCGTTAATGGATTGAATAAATATATGAAGGCTGGTAAGAGTGTGCCGATTCATGTTCGCGGTGCTTTGGTCTTTAACAAGGCACTCGAAGAAAAAGGCATTAACAGGAAGTACGAAGTTATCAAGGAAGGCGAGAAGATTAAGTTTTGCTATATGCGCCTTCCTAATCCTGTTAAGTCGAACGTGATCTCAATTCTTTCTAGTCTGCCGCCTGAGTTGGACCTCGATAGTTATATCGATTACAATACTCAGTTCGACAAGGCATTTCTCGAACCGCTTCGTGCGATTCTTGATGTCATAAATTGGAATGAAGAAAAGACTAACACAATCGAGGATTTCTTTTGATGGCTGATGTACCTGAAGAATATCTAAGCTACGATTATGGGTTTTCGGCTGTCGATGATCCGATGCCAGCGCAAGAGCAACAAGAGCCTGTTGCTGTAACTGCGACTATGTCTGAGGATGTCGAGAGAAAGCTGGAATCTATCGAAACCAAAATTCAAGCATTGACCTCTCTGATGTTTAGGATGGAAGAGGATGCTGACGAGCGAGCCTCCGAGGCAGAACTGCGTGATAAAGTCCGTCAACTTGAATCGATCATTGTTCCACTTCTGAATAACCTTCTAAAGACTGCCGATAAAGCATACATTCATTGGCCAAATAGAAAAGAAATTTGTGAGAAGCAGCTTCAGAGGGTGCTAGAAATCACGAGAGGCTAAGATGTCTTTTCTCGTGGCGAATTTGCCTCCGTTTGAATGCTATGTAAGAAAAGAGTTTCTTTATGATCTAACTCCAGATCCATCTAATGAATATGGATTGAAGGGTGCTGGTGAATACGAACCCTGCGTTTGGCTTACAATCAAGTCGCTGCGTGGTCGTGCATTTTATATTGAGAGTTTGATTACAGAATATGGCGCTGTCTATGACAAGCTGCCTCTTTCTGCATATGTATGGAAAACTGACGTTGATCCCAGAAAACTTCTAGATCTGGATATGCTTCAACTCTGGGATTGTTTTAGCCATGAGATGGCTGTGATTGTGAAGAGTTCTGTATCTGGCGTCAGCGTCAAATATCTCGCTAAAGATAAGACTTGGCACTACGGTACATATATGTTCACGGTTGACAATGTAGTCAGTGATGCAAATATACTTGATGTCTCATTCACACAAATTCCTTCGGAGCATAAGAGTTTCAACTTCATTCAGTTAGATAATGGTCAGTTTGCTGCGCAACCAAACAATCGAGTCATCTGGCTCGAAAGTTCTCATGTTCCAGCGGAGCCAAAGATTCCTGACTTCAAGGTCAGCACGCATGTATTTTCCGTAGAGGATAAGCCGAAGTGGCGCTTCGGTGATAGTAACGATTTCTTCTACGAGGCAAAGGAAACGAAAGATGGATAAAATCGTTATTCTTATTGTTGGTATTGCTATCTCAATAGTTGCCGCTTGGTATTCCATTGTCGGTCTGACAGCAATCTTTGCTGCAGCTGTTATCCCGATTATCATCATGGGTGGTGTGCTCGAAATCGGTAAGATTGTAACAGCCTCTTGGATGTTTAGAAACTGGAAAAATATTCCGTTCTTGATGAGAACATACTTTTCGTTTGCTGTTTTGGTTCTCATGCTCATCACAAGCATGGGTATCTTTGGTTTCTTATCCAAAGCGCATATTGATCAGACAGTCAGCAGCGGAGATAACACGCTACAGATTGGAGTTCTGAATCAACGAATCGAACGCGAACAAAATAAACTAAATGATGCCAACAGGGTTATCGTTCAGCTAGATAAGTCTGTAGATGCTCTTATCAAATATGATCGCATTCGTGGTAAAGACGGCGCGATTGCTGTGAGAAAATCACAAACCGAAGAACGTAATACGCTGAACGCTATCATAGAAAGCACAGCAAAAGAAATAACTAAGTTGCGTCAAGAGAAACTGAAACTCTCTAAACAGCAGTTAAAGTTTGAAGCCGAAGTTGGTCCGATTAAGTACATTGCCGATATGATCTATGGTGATCAGGCAAAGTCTATGATGGATAAAGCAGTCCGTGCAGTTATCCTCCTTATTGTTGTTGTATTCGATCCACTTGCTATATTATTGATTGTTGCTGCTGGCGGAATCAATGTTTCGAATAGAAAGATCGTCGGAAATGGAGAAACAAAGCAAGCATATATTACGAGCGAGGAGGAAGTTAAGAATGTTGAAAGTGTCTCCTCCGGAAGGAACAAGAGGAGAATGCGTAAAGGAACAGAAAGGTGGCGTGAAGATTCTGCGGAGATTGTTAACGGCGATGATTGGACTACTTCAGAAAAAGTGATAATCAAGAAAGAGGAAAAATGATGTCACAGATCGACTACAGTCAAAAGATTCCCAATAACATTGGACTTTCCGATGACGTTCGTATTCAACGTGCTTTAGAAAAGTGGCAACCTGCGTTTATTGACTGGTGGAAGGGTTATGGTCCATCAGATACAGAGAGCGAGGTTTATCTGCGCACAGCTGTAAGCGCAGACGCAAAGGGATGGGCTGTATTCGATCATGTGAAGATGCCTGAATATCGTTGGGGGATTTTCCTAGCAGATAAGATCGAGGGAAGGAAGATTTCTTTTGGTCGTCATAAGGGAGAAGATGTTTGGCAGCAAGTTCCTGGTGAATATCGCGCTGACCTTCGCCGCCTGATTGCAACGCAGGGCGATACTGAGCCAGCCTCTGTCGAACAGGTTCGCTATCTTGGCGAAACAGCGCCATCACTCTACGATCTACGCAGTCTCTTTCAAGTCAACGTAGAGGAAGGTCGTCACCTCTGGGCTATGGTGTATCTTCTTCATAAATACTTTGGGAAAGATGGACGTGAAGAAGCAGACATGATGCTCGACCGTCATTCGGGTGATCCAGATAAACCTCGTATGCTTGGAGCATTTAATGAGAAAACGCCAGACTGGCTTTCGTTTTATTGCTTTGCTTTCTTTACTGATCGCGATGGTAAGTTTCAGTTGGCTAGTCTTGCGGAATCTGGATTCGACCCACTATCTCGGACCTGTAAGTTCATGCTCACTGAAGAAGCGAATCACATGTTCACAGGGCAGAACGGACTACAACGTGTGGTTCAAAGAACATGCGAACTGATGAGAGAAAATGATGATGTCACAAAACTCGGCGGCATTCCTCTAGATCTTATTCAGCGTTACATTAACTTCCATTACAGCGTTTCTTTGGATCTGTTCGGCAGCGAATCCTCCACGAACGCAGCGAACTACTACTCCTCTGGTCTAAAAGGAAGATACCGCGAAGAATCTATCAACGATGATCATGTTCTGGAAACGGAAACTTTGGTTAAGCTAAATGAAAGACTTCAGGACGATTATGTTAATGACTGTCAGATGGGCGTCAATCGTTGGAACAAAGTGATTAAAGATTTTGGGATCCACTTTGAACTCATCCTACCAGAAAAAAAGTTTAATCGTCATGTTGGTCAGTACGCTGAAATGTTTATAAATGATGGTATGCTGCCCACTCAATCCGATCGCGCATATGTTTCTAGTCTCATGAAGCCAGTTCTTCAGCCAGGAAAGTTTGCAAACTGGATCGCAGCACCTGCTAAGGGTATTAACAATCAATCAGTCGATTTTGAGTACATACGATAATGTGGGATATGATCGAAAGAATGGCGTCTGATCGCCTCTGGATTTACACTGGAATCGGTGGGTCCATTTTCGGTGCCGTAGTTTTGGCATATCTTTCAACAACCAGAGTCGGTCTTTGGGGTTACTCTAAGTTCGACAAGATGGTGGATTATCTAGTGGAGAAGTTCGGTCTGACTTGGCTGGAACAGCCCGAGGATGCTTGGCGCCAGCGGTATCCAAAGATCACAGCCAAAATAGATGAACTAGAACAACGTCTTAGCAAGCTAGAAAAGAAGAAATAATCCCTTTACTTATGGCTTCGAGTTTGGTATAATAATATCATGTACAATTATGGAGAATATACATGAGTGACTTTTTTCGTCAAATGGTTAAGGATATCGGAGATGTTGACACGCACATTGCTGAAGATGGGATGCACTCCTCAGAGTTTTCTGGGGCGATTGATACAGGCTCTTATATACTCAATGCCGCGCTAACAGGAAGTTTGTATGGCGGTGTCCCTAATAACAAGATCACCGCCTTTGCTGGTGAGTCTGCCACTGGCAAAACTTTCTTCGTTCTTGGTATTGTCCGCCAGTTTCTGATTGACAATCCAGATGGTGGCGTTTTCTACTATGATACCGAAGCTGCTGTAACAAAGGACATGATGAAGGATCGTGGCATCGACACGAACCGTGTCGTCGTTTCTGAGCAGACTACGGTGCAGGGATTCCGAACTCATGTCACCAGAACTCTTGATCGGTATCTAGCATCTGAGGATCGTCCGCCTATTCTTTTTGTTCTAGATTCGCTCGGTCAGCTTTCTACCGAAAAAGAAATTGCGGATATCGCGGATGGCAAGGATACACGAGATATGACTCGTGCCCAGCTGCTTCGTGGCACATTCCGTGCGCTTTCTCTCAAGCTGGCGAAAGCGAAGGCACCTATGCTAATCACTAACCACGTGTTCGATGTGATTGGTTCCTACATGCCTCAGAAAGATATGGGTGGTGGCGCAGGTCTAAAGTATGCTGCCTCTCAGATTGTGTTCCTTTCTAAGAAGAAGGACAAGGATGGTACTGAAGTTGTTGGTAACATCATCCATTGCCGTATGCATAAGAGCCGATTCACCAAAGAAAACAAGATGGTCGATGTCCGCCTCTCCTATGACACTGGTCTTGATCGCTACTATGGCTTGCTAGAACTTGCTGAGAAGTATAACGTGATCAAGAAGGTCAGCACTCGGTATGAACTACCCGATGGCACAAAGATGTTCGGTAAGCAGATCATGGGTGAACCAGAAAAGTATTTCACCGATGAACTTATGGAAAGGTTGGAAGAAGCAGCCCAAAATGAATTCAAATATGGAAAGGTTGGGATCGATGAAGTCGACGACTCCGAGGAAAGTGAACTACAGGATTCTGAATGAGGAAGTGAATAACCTCGTCTGTTTCGAAGTCCTCGAGAAAAAGTATGAAGGTGTCAAGTTTCATTTCGGTGAAGTTGGGACTTTCGGTGAAGGTGAAGATGTTGGTGTGAAATTTCAATTTACTATTGATGAAGGGGATGATACACTAGAAGAAAACGATGAGTTCAAAGAAATCGTTGCTAACATTTTATTTGACATTGTTGTAGGGAAAGATAATGAGAATTGAAGAGACCGTTCTTAGGCATCTCATTCATAAAGACAGTTTCGCAAGAAAGGCACTACCATTCCTTCGTGATGAATATTTTTCTGACCCAAGTGAAAGAATAATCTTTCATCGCATTAACGAGTTCACTCAAGAATATAACAGCGTACCATCTCAGGAAGCACTTCAGATTGATCTGGAGAAGATCAAGAATCTTTCCGAAGATGAATACAGTAAATGTGTAACTATTATCAAGAATCTAAACGAACCAGATCCCGTTGACGAGCAGTGGCTTGTTGATGCGACTGAGGAGTTTTGTCAAGAACGTGCTATCTACAACGCAATAATGGATAGCATCGGGATCATTGACGGCAAGGATAAGGCGAGGACGAAGGGTAGCATCCCAGAGATCCTTTCCTCTGCTCTTGCTGTTTCTTTTGATTCTCACATCGGTCACGACTTCCTGGAGGATTATGAGCAACGATTCGACTTCTACCACAGAGTTGAAGAAAGACTCCCATTCGACATTGAGATGCTTAATACAGTATCTCGTGGTGGTCTGCCTCGCAAGTCTCTTAACATTATTCTTGCTGGAACTGGTGTTGGCAAAACTCTGGCAATGTGCCATTTCGCAGCAAGCAATCTTCTGCTAGGTAAGAACGTCCTCTACATTACTATGGAGATGGCAGAAGAAAAGATCGCAGAACGTATCGACGCTAATCTTCTGAACGTAGCAATCGATGAACTCTCGTCTATCCCAGTCGATTCTTATCAGAAGAAGGTTGACAGGGTCAGGAACAAAACAACTGGCAAACTGATCATCAAGGAGTTTCCAACTGCCTCTGCGCATGTTGGGCATCTGAGGCATTTGCTGAACGAACTTCACCTCAAGAGATCGTTCGTTCCAGATATCATCTATATTGATTATCTAAACATCTGCCTTTCCTCCAGAATCAAGTCTGGAGCAAACGTCAACAGCTATACCTATGTCAAGGCGATTGCCGAAGAACTTCGTGGGCTGGCTGTTGAGAAGAATCTTCCTATTATCTCAGCAACTCAGACAACCAGAACTGGTTATAGCAATTCAGATCCAGGACTCGAGGACACCTCAGAGTCGTTTGGTCTGCCAGCTACAGCCGACTTCATGATCGCTCTGGTTTCAACTGAGGAACTCCAAGACCTTAATCAGATTATGGTTAAGCAGTTGAAAAATCGCTACAACGATCCAACAATAAATAAGAGGTTCGTGGTTGGTGTAGATAGAACTAAGATGAGGCTCTATGATCTCGAGGAGAACGCACAAAAGGGTCTGGTCCAGGAAGATAAACCAATCATGGATAATACTCACTTCGGTGAGCGTATAAACGAAGATGACAGTATGAAGTGGATGACCAAAGTTGCAGGTCGTCGAGATTTCAGTGGTCTTAAAATTTGAGGAGAAAGAAAGAGTCTATCATGGGCAAAACGTGGCGTAGAAAAACGAATTATTGGGATGATGATCATGGATCTGACGGAGGAAACTCCAAAAATAACAAATCCCGCCGAAAGCAGTTTGCCGAAAAGCGGAAATCGAAACAAAGATTTCTTGAGGATGACTACAATGGAGAGACGAGCAAAGATCTATCTTCGTGGAGGTAGCAAAGTACTAAAGAGGCAGATCAGGCATGCCGCTAACTGGATGCTTTTCGATCAGCTTGGCAAACGTCTTGCACCCAAAATTGAAGTTATGATATATCTTGTCTCAGGTCTTGAAGAGAGAGAAGGAATAGTTGGCGACTGCGGAATCGGTGGCTGCGAAACTGTTCGTCCAAAAGAATACGAGATTCGTTTAGAACTCAACCAAGATACTCCAGATTTTTATAGAACACTTGCTCATGAAATAGTTCACCTTCGCCAGTGGGCTAAAGACCAAATGTATGAATACGAAAATGAACGGCATGCTGTCAGATTCAAAGGCAAAAAATACAACATGGAAGACATGGATGACGACGACTATCCTTGGGAAGTCGAAGCATACGGCATTCAAGAAGATATCTACAGCAGATATATCTCCTCTCACAAACTCTCAGAAATAGAATCGGCTATTTAATTCCTTCTCCTCTATTATAAATAGGGGGAGGAGGATTTCTATGTTCACAATAGAATCATTACAAGAAACAGTTAGATCTATGGGATATGGTAATATCAAACCCATGGGCGGTAAGAAATTTGCTGTTCTTGTTGATAAAAACAGAGTAGAAGTTTTGGAAGATATTAACAAGAAACTTCCAGGATCCTCCTATGATGATAAACCAACGTCGGAATCTTCTGTTGGTAAGGTCGTAATCAACAGCTTTTCTATTCTAGTTAAACCTGCATCCAGACAAGGATCTGCTTCTGCTGGTGTAGAAAACGAATTGATTGTTGTTAAAAATGTCAATGACTGCGTGAAAAACATGAAGGGTCCAATCAATGTTTTGTTCAAGGCAAAGAACAAAACATATGAAGTCGTCGGAATAAAGGAAGCCAAATCTGTTGGGGCTGATACTGCTGGTAGAAAAAAAGCAGATATCGTATTGATTGACTCCAAAAATAAACAGTATCCAATCTCTATCAAAAAGGATGATGCTGAAACTTGGGAATCGGCTGACAGGTATTTTGGGCAGCAAGCAGAAAAGATAATCGAAAAGGCAATCAAAGCCAATAAAACAAAACTCATTGCTGAATCGACTTATTTTAAGATCGAACCAAACATTGCTGTTGCGGCAACAAATCAAGAAAAAGAAGCTGTCGTGTTTGGCTCGGACATTAAGAACGGCGGAGCAGTCATAACGAAAACTTTCAAAAGCGGATCGTTTAAGTGTATTGAAGATAAATTAGAAATAGAATGTACACACATCATTACAGAAATGAGG